AAGTTCTTCCAGGTGGTATTGGTGGAAGAAATAAACAATGGAAGATTACATCAGGTTATCGTTTGAAGGGTGTTATTAAAACTGAATCGCCAAACTCATCTCACTGTAAAGGTTTTGCTATTGACATAGCATTGTTACTTCCAGATAGAATGAGAAAAACATATGAACTTGCAATTGCTCTAGAAAAGATTCTTCCTTATGATCAGTTAATCCTTGAATATCGTTATCAGGATCAAGTATGGGTTCATATGGGTTATGGTGAATCTAGAAGAAAGATGGCATTTACTATGCTTAACGATAAAACTCATACAAGAGGTAGTTTTGCTCTACTTGATTCTATTACCCCTCCAGGAGCAGTAGTAAAGGGATAATATGGCTTGGACTCCTTCTAATACTTCTTTAAAAACTGTGGATCAGTTACCTGTTTATACTAACTATTCACAAACATTTTCTTATGTTGACCCAGATCCATTAACAGATTATGCAGTCACAGGAATCGTTGCTGATAAAACTAATGCTCTAATGATTGTTAGTGTAAATAACATTTCTGGACAATACGATGCGGAACCTCATGGTGGAAGTAGTATTACATATTTGACTAAAAATAAAACATATAATACTGTTACTAATTTTAATGATATAACAAACTCTTATGAAATATGTTCTTTTACTGCACCCACTGTACAAACTGTGACTTATAGTTATATCGTAACAGCTAAAGATAAGAATAATGTTGGACCAGATGTCCAACAGACTTATACTGTTGTTTCTACCTTTAATTGGGATACGGGTAAAACTGCTTTATTGACTGCTATTGCTCAAACTAGGATCGGAAGATAATGCCAGCTGTCGCAAGAATTACTGATAAGAGCACTGGACATGGGTGTTTTGCGCCCACTGCATTAATAACAACTCCTGTGGCCAAAACCTATTTTAATGGTAAATTGGCTGGGGTGGTTTCTCCTAACTGTAAATTTGCAGCGCATTCTTGTGGGATAACTACACATAATTCTGATATTCGTATCCCTAGTAGTGGAGCAAGCAAGACTTATATTGAGGGTAAAAAAGCAGCTAGAATTGGAGATAGTATTCAATGTGGTGACGCAATTGCTCAAGGTTCTGCAAATTCCTTCATAGAATAAACC